CCGAGCAAATCAAGAAACGCACCGAGCGCAATAAAGCACGTGCGCAGATGATGAAAGCCGGTAAGGTACAGAAGGGCGATGGTAAGGACGTTGCACACGTCAAGGCTATCGACAAAGGTGGTTCGATCAAAGATGGGCTGCGTGTTGAAGATGCAAATGCGAACCGCTCGTTTAAGCGCGATGCGAAACGCAACCTAGTATCAGAAGTTAGTAAGCGTGAACGTAAGAAGAAGTAAGTAGATACATTGTATCTACACGCATGGGGATTTAAATAGTCTTCAGTCGTGTGGGTACTACGGTTTAGCTCCGTAGGGCGTTGCAAACAAGGTCCTTGGCAGGCACCTGCGCTCTTCGCCTCTTTGATTTCACCCTGCTTTATGGGAACCCACTTATAACAAGACCATGCACACCGTGTTTGGTCATTTTGGTATCGGAGAACAAGTTGGAAATCATTGACAATAAGTCATTGCTATTGAATTTACGTAACCCACAAAAGATTACGACAGTCATACCCAAGAGCAAAGATTTAGGTGGTGGTAAGGTACTCGTGCGTTGGGGTTTAGATGAAGCACAAGTACTGAAGAACCTAAAGATACGCAACGTGCCTAGCCCGATACTTGGACACTACAAGTGGACAGGGCAGTACAAGCCGTTCGATCACCAACGTACAACCTCTGCGTTCCTTACGTTACACAAGCGTGCGTTTTGTTTTAACGAACAAGGCACAGGCAAGACCGGAAGCGTTATATGGGCGGCAGACTACTTGATGACACAACAGCGCATACGTCGCGTGTTGATCATTTGCCCCGTGTCGATTATGGATATCGCTTGGCGTGCTGACCTGTTTAAGTTTGCAATGCATCGTACTGTTGACATCGCATACGGCAATGCAGACAAGCGTCGCCAGATCATCAACGGTGATTCCGAGTTTGTGATCATCAACTATGACGGCGTTGAAATTGTGCGCGATGAAATTGAACGCGCCGGTTTTGATTTGATCGTGGTCGATGAAGCTAACGCATACAAGAACAGCCAAGCCAAACGGTGGAAGGTATTGAACAGCTTACTCAAGCCCGAGACATGGTTGTGGATGTTGACCGGTACTCCTGCCGCGCAGTCACCAGTAGATGCGTATGGGTTGGCTAAGCTCGTTAACCCAACTGCTGTGCCACGTTATGCAGGGTCGTTCAAAGAAATGGTAATGACTAAGGTCACCAACTTCAAATGGGTTCCAAAGCCTCGTGCTACAGAGTTAGTATTTGAAGCGTTGCAACCTGCGATCCGGTTTACCAAGGATGAGTGCTTGGACTTGCCGGAGATGACGTACGTCAAGCGAGCAGTCGAGCTAACCAAACAACAGCAGAAGTACTACACGATGCTCAAGACCCGTATGGTTATCGAGGCGGCGGGTGAGGCTATCACATCGGTCAATGCTGCTGTGAACATGAACAAGCTACTGCAAATATCTTGCGGTGCGGTGTATTCGGATACGGGTGAGACCATCGAGTTCGACATCAAGAACCGGTACAAGGCACTCAAGGAAGTTGTCGATGAGACCAACCAAAAGGTGCTGGTGTTCGTGCCGTTTAAGCACATCATCAATATCCTTGCCGAGAAGCTACGGGCAGACGGCATAAGCACAGAAGTCATTTCCGGTGAGGTCGCAGCAAACAAACGCACAGACATATTCCAACGATTCCAAACCACGCAAGACCCACGGGTGCTTGTGATTCAGCCCCAGTCAGCTGCCCATGGCGTGACGCTTACCGCCGCCGATACGGTGGTGTGGTGGGGGCCGGTACCCTCTCTTGAGACCTACGCACAGGCAAATGCGCGGGTGCATCGCTCAGGACAACGACACCCTACGACTGTTGTACAGCTTCAAGGTTCGGGTGTTGAACGCCATATTTATCAACTTCTTGACAACAAAATAGACGTACATACAAAAATTGTAGATTTATACAACAATTTACTTGATTAACTAAAAATATATCACTATAATTAAATCCCTGACACAAGGAGAGTACCATGACCACAGACGTACCAGTAGAAAAGCTTGTTAAAGTTTATATCAAGATGCGAGATAAGCACCTCGCTATGACCCACGAATTCCAAGAGAAGGAAGCCGAGATCAAGGGGCAGATGGCAAAAGTCAAGGAAGCGTTGTTGGAGTACTGCAAAGAACACAACCTTGACAGCGCCCGCACCCCCGAAGGCGTCTTCTTTCGTACCATCAAACAAAGCTATTGGACGAACGATTGGGAGTCCATGGGCAAGTTTGTCGTAGAAAACAACGTGCCTGATTTACTTGAAAAGCGTTTGCACCAAGGAAACATGAAACAGTTCCTTGAGTGCGGTGCTGAACTTATCTGTCTCTTCTTTGGTTTCGAAGTTGACAGGTACGGCTTTGTATTCCAGTACCCGTTGGGCTTCCGCTTGTGGCAGAGCCTTGTATAGCGCAACGCGCTCAATCATGCTGGTGTTGCCTGTCGTGCCGAACAAAGTTTTCCATGGCTTACCACGTACTCGCTCCACGTTGCCCTTGGGCCCCATGCGGTTTCGTTGCATACCACTAGGAAGTTGGTACGCAAAGTCAGACAAGTCTTTCGGCGCGGTGTTGGTCATCTCGTCCATGTACACGCACAGGTTTTTGTAGACCTCAGCGCGATTCATTTTTGAGTTGTACGTATCCCGCTCCTGAAGCATAAGCAGATCAGGGTCACCCCATATCGAGGCACCTGCCAACATCGCTGTTGTCTTGCCAAGGCCGGAGCCCTTGCTGAATATGTGGAACGCCGCCGCATTGATTGGTTGGAATTCCATTAACACCGCACCGAATGACATGCCAACAACGAATTGGTGCATCTCCATTCCAGTTCTGTTGTAGAACGACAGGGTCTTCTTCCACTCGTCCAACGAACCTTTTGGGTTGAAGGCGGGGAATAAACCTGCGGTTGCACCCGAGGGTGAATTGATCTCGACGCGGTCTTTGAACACTTCCATGTTGCCAAGGCAAAAGGATGTGCCCTTGTCGTCTGTCCAACCAAACTGTCTGCGTGCTTCGTCTGCTTCAGCCGTAAACTGTAACTCGTTTACCCATCTCATTGTGTACTCCATCAACTCGCCCACGTTCAAGACAGCGACGCCATGCGCGGCCAAGTATTTTCTGAACTCATCTTTCGTGCCCACCGCAGTCAGGGGTAACGTGAACTCACGCACCCCGTCTCTTGGTAAGTGCAATCTCATCACCAACGCTTCACCCAACTCGGGGTCTTTGAGGCGACGCACAACGTACAGGTCGTTGAAATAAACCATGACGTCTTTGTCTTCACCCTCTGCGTTCTTGGAGTGCTTGAACACCCCACCATTCTTCCCACGGAAATACGGGTGTGGGTACTTGGGTATGCTGTACTTGATAGGGGTTGCGTTGTGGATACCGAGCGGCTTTTGCACCACCACGTTATCTTCTTCCTCAGCCTCTTGTACTTCTCGCCCAAGCGAAATGGGTGACTTGATCTTGCCCCAATGCTGACAGTTCGTGCAGACATCAGGGCGGTACTCGTCAAAGCGTTCGCACAGGTATGGGCCTTTGATCAGGTCAACCTTGGCTTCGGTACGCTCGGCAGTGTATTCCTCATGGTTGCTCGAAATCTTGTGGATGGCTTTACCACCATCAACACAGAACTTAGCAATAGATAATGCGGCTCGCCACAGTGGTTCGGAGATGTTGTTTTGATTCATCACCGCTTCGCCAATCTGCGCACACCCACTACCCGCCTGAGTCTTAATCAGGATGGTTTTGAAACGGCTGACGTAACTGCCCGACAGGGCTTGCATCATTGCGTCCGCTTCACGGGGTGCATACTTCTTGGGTGCAAGCGGTACGTCGTCGTCCCCGATTAAGTTGCAGAACAACTCAAACGGGATTGGGTCAGCAGGGGAGCCGACAAACACCACATCTTTCGGTGGGGTGTCTTTGTGATTGTGCGTCAGGGGAACTCTAAGCACCCGAGCCGCATCAGCAGTAACCGCAGGGTCACCATACATATTGTGTTCACGGCATAGTCTTTTGAACCGCTCCGCAACAGGAATCCATGTTTCACGTGAAACAGGTTCAGTCAGTGGCCAGTACACGTGAATACCACGCCCTGAGTTTACGAGTGTTGGCTTCGGTAGTCTTACTGTTTTGCAGAACGTGCGTAGTGCTAGTAACGCGTCTGCCTGTGTTTCGTAGTCCTTTGACGGCCCACAGTCTAAATCTAAGAAGAACGACCTAAGTTGTTTTACGTTGGGTACTTTACGAGACCCCGCCTCTTCAAACGTACCGAGTGCAAAATAAGCGTCATAACCTTCATTGTCCAAATTGTGGGCGGCATGGATAACTTCGTCGAGAGAACTGTAGAACTTCTGCACCTTGCGTTCGTCTGATAAACGACCCGCAAAGACACAGTAGAACCCAGCGTCTCCCAACACTGCCTCCAAAAATGTTTTAGTTTCCATATCCGCCGATAGTTAAAGTGAATGAGATAACCGAAAGGTGGGGGTACTAACCGCTCGTCCGCAAGCATGTTGCACGGCTTTCCCCCCAAATTTTAGTCGTCCCAATCACCTACGATGTCGGCAATATCAGACTTCTCAGCCGCAGGGGTTGCGGCCTTCTTTGTTACCTTGATAGGCTCTTCCACTACTTCCTCGGCTTCGACCTTGGCAGGTGCGGCTTTAGGCTTGGGGGCAGGTGCGGCTTCGATGGCTTTCGGTGCGGGAATCACACCATCCATCTGAGACACGTTCAAAGTGATTGCTTTGATAGTGTCAGCGTGGTCACGCATCTCCAAGGCGACTTTCAACTCTTCCTCTTCCAATGCACGTACTGGCTTGAAGATCAACTTAGGTGTTGCGCTGTCAATGTCAAAACGCATCTCGGTCACAATGCTAATGGCATGTGTGTTGTGTGCCTTGAGGTAACGGCCATAGGCTTGCAGTGGCATCTTCTTACCTTCTGCATCACCAAACACGGCTGTCGATGGCAGGGTGATTTGATAGACCTCTTGCTTGTTCAAATTG